ATTGGGTATTTATCTCTATATAAAGCAATTTATCATGGATTATTCAGGAGATATTGCACCTGCTAAGATTTCTTTTCCATCTAAATCTCAAATTGCAAAAGGACTAGATACTTCTATTTCAACAGTTGAAAACGGATTATCTGTTTTAGAATCCTATAAACTAATTTATATAAGAAGAGATATGTTTGTGGAGAATAAAAAAGAAGAAGGTGTATTTGTTCCTACAAGAAATGTATATGCTCTTGATCCAATGGAATTAGAAGGTGATTCTGTTTTAATTGAATTAGAAAGAATTTATGGAAAGAGAATATATAACAAGGATGATGTGCCTGGTGAAATAAGATATTTAACAAAAATGAAAGGAGAATAAAAATAAAGTATGGGAAGAATGGTAAAAATTACAGGAACAAATGAGATAGGTGATTCAAATCAATTATATAAAATTGGCACAAAATGGTTCAAGAACAAAGAACATTATATTAACACATTAAAATCATCCAATATTTCATATCAAACAGTATTAGATTTATTAGAGTCTGATAAGAATTGTTTATTTTCTGATAACGTAAAAACTAAGATTATTAAGTTATTAGAAAACGAATTGTAAATAAGAGAATAAATATATGTAACAAATTAACGCAGCACTACAAAGGAGCGATGCGAATGAACAAAAATAATTTTAAAATCAGAAGGAGAACAAAAACACATGACAAATTACATAGAAAATTATGACCATAGCACATTTGGAGGAAATATATACGAATCAGATTTTGATATGAGTTACGTTGGTACAAGAAATATTGCTGGCAGAATCATCTCAGATTGGAAATTTGATAGATATTGTCGAAAAAATATGAATGATAAGAAAATAAAGGAGAATTTATAAGATGCTTAGATATGAGAATTTTTCAAACATAGGGATAGAGACTAGCTTACATAACGGCTACTCAATAATTGGATTTGCACTTTGGGATAAGGCTTTAAGTCAGTACACAGCGAATTTTTATATTAAAGATGACCAGGTTAATCACTTTGATCTCATGGAAGACCACTCTTCTATTATTATTAAGACAGATGCACAGAATATAAGGAATAATCTTAATAAGTATATTAACGAGAATTTTGAAGCGGGCAAATTTAATTATTATATCAAAAGGGTTAAGTATGAATTGGACTGTTTCGACTATGGTGATGATCTGCTAGGTGGTATAGATGAGTAGATTGAGTAGAGCTGATATGAGATATTTCCAGAAAGCTCGTCAAGTTGCCGAAATATCTGATTATAAAAGGACTCATGTGGGGTGTGTTGCAGTATATCAAGGAAATATTATTGGAATAGCCTGCAACACAAATAAAACACATCCTATGCAGAAATATTACAATAGATATAGATATCATCCACAGACTTCTTATTTTTATCCTAAACTTCATGCAGAGATCAATTGTATCTCTTCTATCCGACATCTGGATATAAATTTTTCAAAGGTAAAGTTATATGTATATAGGACTCGTTGTGATCAGGAATATGGAATTGCTCGCCCATGTCCTAGTTGTATGGCTGCAATTAAGGATTTAGGAATAAGGCATATATACTATACGACAAATGATGGCTATGCATATGAAGAAGTAGAGAATAATAGATTGGAGGAAATTATATGAGTAAATGTTGCGAATATTGTGGCGTAACTGGAAATGATCATGTTTCTGGTTGTCCTAATTGTAAAACGCCATTCTCGGCATATAAATGTGAGTTATGTGGAGAAGAAATTTATGATGATGAAAAATATATAGGTAAATATTTGAATGTTGGTGGTAACAAGTATGTTCACTATGAATGTGCTATGGAAGATCCTGAATGGTTAATAAAATTTTTGGGCGTAGATATTGAGACTATGAGGGATTGTGAGTATTAGAATTTGGAGGATTTTATGTTAAGTAAAGAACAATTTATAAATGCGATTAATGAAGTTCGTGCGGTATCTAAATATCAGAGAGGACTTAATAATTTTTTTAGGAAAAATGGAGTTGAGGGTTATATATTTCAACCAGACTGTACGGCAACAGTAATTAATATATTACATATTATTATGGGAGAAAAAGACAAGGATGAATGGATTAGTTACTTCTGCTTTGAACTTGATTACGGTGAAAAATGGAAAGCAGGAACAATCAAAGATGAAAATGACAATGATATAGTGCTCCAAACTGCCGAAAATTTATATGAACTACTTATGAGAGAATAGAGGTGAACTGACATAGGTAATTATGGTTTAAAAATAAAAAATATAGAAGCTAGTACCCTATTTGAATATAATATTGGAGTTAGAGATCATTATGAGTACAAAGATGCGTTGTTTGTAAACAGTTTATTTAAAGACTATTTGGTGGAAAATGGACTGGATACATGGAAAGATAAATCTACAAGAGATATAATTTGTTTAGAATTTAATTATGGTTCACGTACATATAGACAGGAGCTTGATCATTTATACAAGGTTGCTTTGAGTTCAAGAAAAGAATATGTTAGGGCTTTATCGAGAAGGGACTCTTATGCTATTCAAAAAGCCAAGGATAAGTGTAATAAAATAACTGAACTATTAGAAATAGCAAGAAGAAATAAATTTAAGTATTGTGGACTAGCCAAAGAGGAACTTCGTACAAAATTTTATAATGAAGGAGTTAACGTAGAATATATTTTCAGGAAACATAATGGTGAAATAAGGAAAAGAGAAACCCTTCATTACAAGATGCTTTATAGAAGTACAGGTAAAGCAAAAAAAGGATCTTGTATGTTTATCATTGATAAATTATATGATAAAGCAATTAATTTTTTACATATGGGCATTAAAATCCCTGAACAAAATGCTCCAATCGTGGAACTTAGTGCTTATGCTCCTCTTATATCAAGTGGAATTGTAGGAAAGGTTAGAATAAATCCACGTAATATTTTAGTTTTAAAAGACGTAGAAAGATTTTTTAAAACAAATATTATTAGTATTGAAACTGATGATGAAAAACACTGCACAGCTAATCACATTGATAATTATCAGTTAAAAAATACATTGTTTGATGGTCAGGCATTGATAGACAGTAGTATTTTCCCTGAATGGGGGCATGGTTATATATTATTAAGACATCATTTTACCAAGATGGCTGCTTTTAATACAAATATCCAAAAATTCTTCAAAGATTATTTTGGCGATGGGTACTCTTCTGCTATCGTTAAGGATATGTGGGGAAACGAACATTATGTAAAAGATATTGAACTTATTACAACAGATAACGCAATAAAATGGAACAAATTTTCAGTCCCTTATGAATATTGGTGTGACTGGGTAGAGAAAAATGATTGTCAATTTGGCATTGTAAAAACTGCTCACGAAAGTAAACTTGGTAATGTGCAAAAAATGAGTTATCAGATGGTCAATTCTCTTAATGAAGAGATAATGGAGAATGTTGCAAAAGAAAGCGTTGAATATGTAGAGAGATTAAAAACAGATAACGATTTCTTTCTTGAATATTTAAAGAAGAATTCAAATTTTTCTAATGATTTTGAAGTATTAATTGCTCTATGTGAACATAATAAAGAATTTTATCGAAGTTCATATTTTAGAGAGAGGAAAAAGAAAATCATTGAAACTTACGTCTTGAATGTGAAATCAGGAAAAATAATTCAAAATGCTGATAATTTAACTGTTGTTGGATCTCCTTTTGCAATGTTGTTATACGCTGCAACGGGAATAGAGGATTCAGTGGATAATGATACAACATTTTATCACGAAGATGGAACGATTCAATGTTATACAAGACGTTTTGATAATAATGAACATCTTGCATTCTTCAGAAGTCCATTTAACAGTAAGAATAATTTGTTGTATTTACATAATCATTATGATGATAGATTAGAGAAATACTTTAATTTTAGTAATAATATAATTGCAATAAATATGATTGGAACAGATGCTCAAGATCGAGCTAATGGTATGGATATGGATTCAGATTTCGGCTATACAACGAATCAGATTGATATAGTAGAACACGCAAGAAAATGTTATGTTGATTATCCAACTATAGTTAATAATATTCCAAAAGAGTCAAATCATTATAATAATACTATGGATGACTATGCACTGGTTGATAATCTTCTGTCGAAGAGTCAGACAGACATTGGTGAATCAAGTAATCTTGCACAGATTGCTCAGACATATGCTAGTTCTTTTCCTCAAGAGACAAGGTATGATGATTATGTATCTATTTTATCCGTACTTGCGCAGGTTGCTATAGATAGTAGTAAGCGTAGATTTGATACAGATGTCGCAGTAGAGATAAAAAAAATTAAAGATAATATGAATATA